CAGACCTTTACGAATACGGTGTTGGCCGAGACGTTCCAACAGGCGGGCGCAACAAAAACCGATGCTGGCGAGCTGCTGGGCCGGCGCCAGCCATACCGCGCGGAAGCCATGCTTCCAGCCGGCGTGGTGCTGATTACCGTGGGTGCGGATTTACAGGCCGATCGAATTGAAATGGAGATCGTGGGTTGGGGCCGTGACGAGGAGTCTTGGTCGCTGGCGTACATCGTCCTTCCGGGAGATCCGGCGCAACGGGACCTGTGGGATGGGTTCGATCAGGTGCTCTCGCTAACATTCGAACATCCTTGCGGGCAGGAAATGGAGATCGCCGCGGCATGTGTGGACTCCGGGTTTCACCAACCGATCGTGCAGCAGTTTTGTAGTGACCGGGGGCGCCGGAGGGCGCTGCCGAAGATGTACCCGATCAAGGGCGCAGCCGGACAGCGTCCGATCTGGCCTCGGATGCATAGCAAGGCCAAAGACAATCGACCCTTATGGGTCATCGGTGTCGATGCCGCCAAAGAAGCGCTCTACGCGCGTCTCAAGATCACCGAGCCGGGGCCGGGTTTCTGCCACTTTCCGATCAGCGATCAATACGATCAAGGATACTTCGAGCAACTCACGGCCGAGACGTGCCGAGTGCGGTACACCAAAGGTTTCGCCAGTCGAGAGTGGACGAAGAAGGCCGGCGCCCGCAACGAGGCGCTCGACGCCAGATGCTATGCGTACGCCGCGCTGCAATCATTGATTGCCGGTCGGTTCCGATTGAATAAACAGGCGCAGCATATTGAGGCGCTGATGGCGGCGAAATCTGCCGGCGAGGACGGGCACAGAGAGTCGGCGGCCCAATCCGCTGGCCGCCTGGAGCGGCGACCGTGGATCGAGCGGCAGGATTGGTTTGAGCGCCGGTCCAATTCCTGATCCATGGAGCCGTGCATCCAGTCCGCGAACATCACTGGCGCGTGCCTCATGTGTGGCGGGCGGGCTGAGAAGATGCACCAGCCCATGTTCCATCGGGGGATATTCTGCCCGCGATGTTGCGTAGTCTGCGCGCCGAATACTGCATCGGCTGCCACCATCGCGACGGCTTCGAACATGGCCCTGGCCAAACAATCGCCCGCCAGGCCCGCGCAAGGCGCGACGCAGTGGAAAGACGACGGTTGGGGGCCGCGCGCGGATGATCCGTTCTACCACGACCGCCAACGGCACCAGCCACACTCCCGATGGCTGCCGCGTCGACTGCATTGGTTCAGATAGAGAATCCAACGAAGTTAGTCCTTAACCCTTAAAAGCTTATGAGCACCACACCCCCCACTCCCACTCCCACGTTGAGCGATGCCATTACTGCCGCCGAGCAGGCTGGCACCGCATACCAAACCGCCGTCACGACCACGGCGAACGACCAAAGCGCGGCCGCCGCGATCCAGGCGAAACTGGATGCCGCGAACGCTACCGTCGCGAGCGACCAGCAGAACCAGGCGGCCGCCGCCACCGGCTTCAACACCGCGCTCACCACGCTTATCGCGGCGGCCCAGGCTGCCATGATTCCGACCACCGATTCCGGTTCCAGTACCGGTTCTTAGGCCGCCAATCTCCTCACGCAAATCAACCTCAGGCGGGGATAACCAATCCGGAAGTCCCCGCCCCCGCAAATAGCATGAGCACAAAGACATTCACGCCTGCGATGGCTCAACGGATCGAGATCTGGTCTGTGGAGCGACTGCTCCCCTACCAGAGGAACGCGCGGACCCATTCCGAAGAGCAGGTGGCTCAAATCGCAGCGTCGATAAAAGAATTTGGCTTCAACTCCCCAATTCTGGTGGCATCCGATGCCGGCGTAGTAGCCGGCCATGGTCGCCTCCTGGCTGCCCGGAAGCTGGGCCTGGTCGAGGTGCCGGTGGTTGTGCTGGATCACCTCAGCGAAACCCAGCGGCGCGCCTACATCATCGCTGACAACAAAATCGCGCTCAACGCCGGATGGGATGACGCTCTCCTTGCCGATGAGTTGAAGGACCTCCAAACGGATGGCCTTGACCTGGGGCTGGTGGGCTTCTCTACCGACGAGCTCGATGCGTTGCTGGCTGTGCCTGAGGAACCGGAAGAGGCTCCCGAGGCAGAGGAAGAGGTTCCGGAGACTCCCGTCCAGGCTGTCACGCGTCAGGGCGATGTCTGGGTGATCGGCAAGCACCGTCTGATATGCGGCGATTGCCGTGACGCGAATGTTATTCGCAAACTATTCGAGGAAGCGCGGGCGAATGTCGCGATTACATCACCGCCGTATGCCTCGCAGCGGGAGTACGACTCTTCGAGCGGCTTCCGGCCAATCCCGCCGGACCAGTATGCAGACTGGTATCGCGATGTGGCCGCCAACATCGCCACGATCCTGGCAGACGATGGCTCCTACTTCCTGAACATCAAAGAGCATGCCGACAAGGGCGAGCGCAGCCTTTATGTGAAAGATTTAGTGATCGCCCACCGCCGCCTGTGGGGCTGGCGTTTCGTAGACGAGTTCTGCTGGCGCAAAACCGACAATGGCGTGCCGGGCGGTTGGAACAACCGCTTCAAAAACGCGTGGGAACCAGTCTTCCATTTTTGCCGCCACCAGGAAATCAAATTCCGGCCGAAGCGTGTTGGGCACGAGTCGGAGGACTGCTTCGAGTATTCGCCCAACAACCCAAAGTCCACATCGGGCAGCGGGCTACTGGGCACGGGGCCGCGCGGCGCCGCCGCCGATCCCCGCAGGAACCAGAGCGCCTGGCAGAGATCGCACCGCGATCTGAACGCGGCGCCGAACCCGGAAGGCCGCTACACCGGCGTGGCGCGACCGTCGAACGTCATCGAGGTCAAGTCCGAGTCGAGCCAGGGATCCCACAGCGCACCGTTTCCGCGGGCGCTGGTGGAGTTCTTCCTATTTGCGTTCAGCGATCCGGGGGACATCGTCTATGACCCGTTCATGGGTTCCGGAACGACGATGGCGGCAGCGCACCTGCTGGATCGCATTGCCTATGGCTGCGAGTTGTCGCCCGCTTATTGCGATGTGATCCTCCGGCGCATGGTCAGTCTCGCCGGCGAGACTCCGGTGCTCGCGGAGACCGGTCAAACGTTCAGTGCCGTTGCGGAGGCGCGCGATGTGCCCGCCGACGCTGGTAACGAACCGGATCGGCGGACACGACAAAAGGAAAACGTCTGAGATGTTGGACATCATCGAGCGCCTTCGCAATCTCCACATCCAAATCTGGCCGGTGAACCGCCTGCTGCCGTACATCAGGAACGCGCGGACCCATACGGACGAACAGGTAGCCCAGGTCGCCGCAAGCATGCGGCAGTTTGGCTGGACGAATCCGATCCTCGTCGGCAGCGACAACGTCATCATCGCAGGCCACGCCCGCTTGGCGGCTGCGCGTAAGCTCGGTCTTGCCGAGGTTCCGGTAATCGTCCTCGACCATCTCAGCGAGGACGATCGGCGCGCACTGGTGCTGGCCGACAATAAGATTGCGACCAATGCCGGGTGGGACGACGAGATGTTGCGCGTCGAATTGGAGTCGCTGAAGGCCGTCGACTACGACCTGGAACTGGTGGGATTCAGCAGCGAAGAACTCGACGCGATCCTGGTCGATCCCGAAGAGACGACCTCGGGCCTGAGCGAGGACGACGCTGCACCGGTGGCCGAGAAGACTGCCATCACGGTGGCCGGCGACCTGTGGGTGTTGGGCGAACACCGCCTGCTCTGCGGAGATGCGACTCTACTCGCGGACGTGGAAAAGGTCATGGCCGGTGGGCTGGCCGACATGGTCTTCAGCGATCCACCGTATGGCGTCGCCTACGAAGGGAAGACGGCAAAGAAACTCAAGATCCAGAACGACAAACTGGGCGAGCAGTTTTACGACTTCCTGCGCGACGCGTCGACAAACATGTTGACGGTCTGCAAAGGCGCCATCTACATCTGCATGTCCTCGTCGGAACTGCACACGCTCTACCGAGCATTCACGGATGCCGGCGGGCATTGGTCGACGTTCGTGATCTGGGCCAAGCATCACTTCACGCTGGGTCGATCGGATTATCAGCGTCAGTACGAACCGATTCTGTACGGCTGGCGCGACGGTGTGGATCACTTCTGGTGTGGGGCCCGCGACCAGGGTGATGTCTGGTTCATCAAACGTCCTGCGAGCAACCAGGAACATCCGACTATGAAACCGGTCGAGTTGGTCGAGCGTGCGATCCGCAACAGCAGCAAAACACGCGACACGATCCTCGATCCCTTTGCCGGTAGTGGCACAACCGCTATCGCCTGCGAAAAGGCCGGACGCCAGGCGCGACTGATTGAGTTGGACCCGAAGTACTCCGACGTGATCATCCGTCGCTGGCAGCAATGGACCGGGAAGCAGGCGCGGCACGAGGAGTCCGGCCGGACGTTTGACGAAGTGGCTGAAGGCATGGCGAAGGACGCTGCATAAACGACAGCCGCCGCCCGTTTCCAGGCGGCGGTGGGAAGCCCAGGCTTGGGACCGGCCTATTTGTTGGTGATCCGGTAGTAACGCGCACCGTCGGCGTTCTTGGCGCTCTCGACGTTCAGGCCCATTTTCTTGGTGAGAGTGCCGGACACGAAGCCCCTAATGGTGTGGTTTTGCCAGTCGGTAGCCTTGGCAATCTCCTCCAGGGTCGCGCCACCCTTGCGGCGCAGCATGTCGATGACGGCGGCCTTCTTCGAAAACTCGCGCGGTACGGGCGCCCCGGTGGCTTTCTTGGCGGACCTGGGAGTCTTGGTAGCCTTCGCCTTCGTGGGCGCGCCCTTGGCGGCTTTCCGCGTGCCCTTCGGCGTTTTGGGGGTGGCTTTCGCAGGCGTTGCTGCGGCGGCTTCGGCTGTGGCGGTGGTTCCGGCTTCG